CTGCGGTTCAATCAGGCACCCAATTTCGATCTTCCCGCCGATGCCAATGGTGACAATATCTACGAGATCACGCTGCGCGTAACCGCCGGCGGGGAGTCCCGTGATTTCGGGGTGCGGGTCACTGTCACCAATGATCGCGAGGGGATTGTCGTCAGGCGTGCCGCCTCCGGAATCGTGTCACCCGTTGCGGCCGGCTTGTTCTTCGGACAGCCCAAGCTGCTCATCGCGGAGCGATCAGGGCGAGTCCTCCAGTTCGACATGGCGACCGACGCCCTGACGGAAGACACGTTTGTCCGCGATAACCGGCTACCGGGAGACATTCTGGCGATCGGTTACGGATTTCCCGGCAATCCTTACCAGCGCGGGATTTATATGGTCACGCACAGTCCAGCGACCGGGCTGATGCTGCAGGCATTTGACCAGACGCGGAACGCCGTGTCGTCTGTCAAACTTGCGGACGCGTGGAGCCGCCCGACCACGGTGTCCTTCATCCAACTGCCGCGCACGATGCTGGCAATCGGAGCACCCAGCGAAGCCAACGCTCAGGATGCGTCGAGCGCCTATGGAAAGCTTGTGGAGCTGGAAGTGTTCAATCCCAATGCGGTGGCGAGTGTTCCGGACCCCACCACCATTCCGCTGCTTCCGCGGATCATTGGTGACGGTATCCAGCAGCCGGGCGGCCTGTCATATGACGGCGGTGTCGCGGTTCTGGCAGACCGCGGAAGCAGCCTTCAGCACGAGCTTACCGCTTTCCGTCCCGAATGGCGCCCGCTCGATTTCGGCTGGCCGTTCTATGAAGGGTCTGCTTCCACCCGCCCCAACCCTCCCGCGGCGGTCAACGGGCCGAACGTGACCTACCAGTTCGGTACGGGCCGCAAGCAGGGGAGCGGGATTATCGCGGGGCAATTCTTCAAGGCCATCTTCGATCCGGTTTTCCGCGATTCCTATATCTTCTTCGACACCAACGGATCGGTGTTCCTGATCCCCAGCACCGCGTTTACGAACGGCTTCATCAACACCGCCGCAACAATCGAGGACAGGACGCAGGATCTCGTGCCGGACCAGGGCCAGATCGGACCCCTGATCGCCTATGCGCCGAGCATCAACTCGACGGTCTTCTATCTGCTCGATGCCGACGGGGAGTTGTTCGAAGTGAGCCAGGCGCGCCCCTGAAGCAACGCAAGGGGCGCCAACGGCGGCCATGAGAGGCAGCGCTGATCCAGCCGCAGACTAATTTACCATTCTGGTTATTTTTGTTGACATCGTAACGCTATCTGGTTAGAGAAAGGCATAGTCGAGAAATAGCGATTCGCCAGCAGGCGGCCTCCCCGGTGGGAGTGCCGCCTTTTTGATGTTCGCCAAGGGAGACCTGTCCATGGCACACTCGGACCCTGCGCGGATTGGCGCTGATGACGACACCGGCCCGCTGACCCCTGACCGGAACTGGCGCACACGCTTCATGGAGCATCTGGCCGCCACGTCGAATGTCAGCCGCTCGGCTGAACTGAGCGGGATCACGCCTGCCCGCGCCTACAAGCTGCGCCGTGCCGATCCGGATTTCGCCCGCCAATGGGCCGCCGCGCTGGCCGAAGGTTATCTGCATCTTGAAATGGAGGTGATCCGGCGGCTGCGCGATGGCGACCTGAAAACCGGCGACACCGACAAGTTCGACTTTGCCAATGCCATCCGCCTGCTCGCCGCCCACCGCGACACCGCCGCACGCGGCCAGAGCCAGGTGCGCGATGTCAGCGCCGCCGAAGTGCGCGCCTCGATCGACCGCAAGATCGAGGACATCCGGCGGCGCGTCGCGCGTCAGAAGGCCGCAGCCCAGGCGGATGCCATATGAGCGAAACCTACGACCGGATGATGGCTGACGAAACGGAAGTCGGTGCCATGGTCCGCCGCTTGCTGCCCGACAGGCTGGATCAAAACGAGCGAAACGGCTTCGAGTTCATCTGGGAATATCAGGCCCGGTCGCAGCAACTGCCCCCGCCGGGTGACTGGCGCATCTGGATGATCATGGCTGGACGCGGTTTCGGCAAGACCCGTTCCGGCGCCGAATGGGTGAGGATGATCGCCGACCAGAACCCCGACGCGCGCATCGCGCTGGTTTCCTCCTCGCTGGCCGAAGCGCGGGCGGTGATGGTCGAGGGTGAAAGCGGGTTGATGGCGATCTGCCGCCCGGGTCACAAACCGCATTTCGAGCCATCCCTGCACCGCATCCGCTTCGAAAACGGGGCGCAGGCGCAGCTTTTTTCCGCCGCCGAACCCGAAAGCCTGCGCGGCCCCCAGCACAGTCACGCATGGTGTGACGAGATCGGCAAGTGGCCGCTTTCGCATGAACGCGCGACACGCTGCTGGGACAATCTGCTGCTGGGCCTGAGGCTTGGGCGAGATCCCCGCATCGCCGTCACCACCACGCCGCGCGCCGTGCCTCTGGTGCAGCGCCTGATAAAGCTGGCGGCAAGCGGCGAGGTTGCCGTCACCCGCGGCTCGACCGCGGACAACACCGAACACCTTGCCGAGCGGTTCATGGAATCCATCGCCCGCGAATTCGGCGGCACCCAGCTGGCGCGGCAGGAGATCGACGGCGAACTGCTTGAGGATATCGAAGGCGCGCTGTGGACTCGCTCGCTGCTGGAACACGCCCGCGAATATGGCGCTGTGCCTCAGGCGGTGCGGATGGTGGTCGCGGTCGATCCCCCTGCCAGCGCGGGCGGCGACGAATGCGGGATCATCGTCGCGGCCTTGGGCGATGACGGGATCGGCCGGGTGCTGGCGGATTGCTCGATCAGCGGCGCGGCCCCGGCCGAGTGGGCGCAGCGGGTCGCCGATGCGGCGCGCGAATGGAATGCTGACAGGGTGGTGGCCGAAGCCAACCAGGGCGGCGCCATGGTCGAAAGCGTGCTGCGCGCCGCCGATCAGGCGCTGCCTGTGAAGCTGGTCCATGCAAGCCGCGGCAAAGTCGCCCGCGCAGAGCCGGTCGCGGCCCTCTATGCCGCCGGGCGTGTGCGCCATGTCGGCATCTTCGCGCGGCTGGAGGACCAGCTGTGCGGCTTGCTGGTTGGCGGCACTTATGCCGGGCCGGGGCGCAGCCCTGACCGCGCAGATGCGGCCGTGTGGGCGCTTACCGAATTGCTGCTGGGGCGCAATGCCTGCCCCGGCGTGCGGCAGATCTGACCGGGTTCGCCCCAGACAAAGGAAATCCAATGGCTTTGCTCGATACTTTCCTCTCCGCCTTCAAGGGCGGGGAACGCGCCCGCGTGCCGCTTGCACCCGGCATCGCGCAGGGCTGGCTGCCAGCCTTCGATGCTGGCCCTTGCGCGCATGGCTACAGCTATACGGGGGCCATCACCGAAGGGTTCCTCGCCAACCCCATCGCCCAGCGTTCGGTGCGCCTGCTGGCCGAGGGGATCGGGCAGGCGCCGCTCCACTGCTCCGACCCGCGCCTCGCCGCGCTGGTGACGGCGACCAGTGCCGGGCAATCGCTGATCGAGACGCTCGCGGCGAACCTGCTGCTGCACGGCAACGGCTATGTGCAGATCCTGAAGGACGCATCCGGCGCGCCGGTCGAACTGTTCGCGCTGCGGCCCGACCGGGTCTCGGTGGTGCTCGATCACAATGGCTGGCCTTGCGGCTATGATTACACCGTCGGCAGCGGCACGGACCGGCTGCCGATCGAGGACGAGGACGGCTGGCCCGGAATGATCGCGATCCGGGCGATGCACCCGCTTGACGATCACATCGGCGCAGGCGCGCTCCAGGCCGCATGGCAGGCGGTGCTGATCCACAACGCCGCGACTCACTGGAACAGGTCGCTGCTGGAAAACGCGGCGCGGCCTTCGGGCGCGCTGGTCTATGACACCGGTGACGGCGCGGCGCTGACGCTCGAACAGTTCGAACGGCTGCGGCGCGAGCTGGATGTCGCGTTCTCGGGCGCGGTCAATGCCGGCCGCCCGATGCTGCTCGACGGCGGGCTCAAGTGGCAGAGCATGGCGCTGACGCCCGCCGACATGGACTTTGCGACGCTCAAGAGCGCGGCCGCGCGCGATATCGCACTGGCCTTCGGGGTGCCGCCGATGCTGCTCGGCCTGCCGGGCGACAACACCTATGCCAATTACCGCGAGGCGAGCCGCGCGCTGTGGCGACTCACCCTGCTGCCGCTTGCCGAGAAGCTGTTTGCAGCTTTGCGAGAAGGCCTCGCCCCGTGGTTTCCCGAAGCGGAACTGCGGATCGATCTCGACCGGGTTCCCGCCCTGTCGGAAGACCGCGAGCGATTGTGGTCGCAGGTGTCCGACGCCGATTTCCTGAGCCGCGCCGAAAAGCGCCAGATGCTGGGCTTGCCGCCCGAGGAGGCCAATC